TCGGTTCACAACTGCCCTTAAAATGGCTTAGAATGAATACTTTGGATGCTACACAAAGAAAGGTTTTACTAAAGACAGATGACTTGTTACTAACCTCACCTATCCACATTGAAGATATGGGCGGTATTAGTGTAACACAACTCCGAGCAAAAGCCACCATCTTAAAGCAAAAGTATGGAATCAAGGTAATCTTTATTGACTACCTCCAACTTATGAGTGGTACAGGCAAATCAAACCAAAACAGGGAACAAGAGGTTAGCTACATCAGTAGAAGCCTAAAAGCCCTCGCTAAAGAGTTGGAAGTACCTATTATCGCCCTATCTCAATTATCTCGTAGAGTAGAGGAACGAGGAGATAAGATGCCTCAGTTATCTGATTTAAGGGAATCAGGTTCTATTGAACAAGATGCTGATGCAGTTATTATGCTTATGCGACCACATTACTACGAGATGACAGAAGCTATTGAGATTGGTGGTAAAGAATATTCTCCTAGCGATTTAGTAGTTTGTAAGGTCGAGAAGAATCGCCACGGATCAACAAAAAATATAGCATTAAGATTTTTACCTGAAACAATGAAATTTGAAGATTATCAATAACCAAAACAAATAATATGAAGCAAGTGTATGTAGAAAATAACCTAGGCGAAGGAATGGAGTATGACTATGACCTTAAATACGAAGATGGCAAAACAATATGCCTATATTCTCACAATAGCGAATGGACTGAACATTTGCACGGAGAAAAAGCAGGATTAATTAAAGATGTTGGGCATGGAGTTGTAATTAAGATTGGTGAACAAAAGATGACACTAGACTATGCAGATATGCAAGTGTTAAAAATTCTTATACTATCTGATACAAACGATTTAGATTACTTTGAGATTAGAGAATCAATAACAATTAAAGCATGGCCAAGGGATATAGAAACAGGAGAAAGTTTGAGATAGAAGAAGCCAAGGCTAAAGATGGAACTTACCAGGCTATTAAGCTATTTGCTAAGAGCACCAAGGTCATTGTTATACATCAAACAGAAGCACTAAAGAAAAAGTATTTCCTACTTGAGTACGAAAATAATGGTGTACCTAGTGGCATAAGTGACACAAGAGCAGAATTTTTTGCATTTAATCTTGATTTAAGGGATAGAATAGTTTTTATAAGAGCAGAGTTCTTAAGGGTTAAAGCAAGGAGATACTGGCGAATAGGTGAGATAAAAGTTAAGGATAAAATCAAGTATGTTAAGATGCCAACAGAAGAACTTATCAGGTGGTACTAACAATATATTAATAATATATTGTAATTTTGGTACATGGCCTACATATCTGCAAGTGATTTAACGAAGATGATGATGGATTATCTAAAGGATAATGGCAATGAAGTATGGAGAAATAATAACCTTGCAGTTAGAGGCAGAGCATTTATAGGAAGGAAAGGAGTTCCTGACATCATTGGTTATAGTAAGAAGTATGGTCACTTTGTTTGCTGCGAGATTAAAGCAATAGGTGACAGACTCTCTTCGGATCAAATGGTTTTTTTAGAGCAGTTAGCTATGGCAGGAGGAACTGCAATGTTATGTCAGCAGATTAGAGATGAATCAATAATAGTTAAAATATATAATCAAGATGGCGAAAGTCAAGACTGGGAGTTCATCAAAAGTGAGCTTCGGCTCAAGGAAACGAGGTAGAGCAAAGAAATCATTTAATAAACATAGTGCCAAGCCAAAGGATTACAGAGGCCAAGGCAGATAAAACAAAGTAAAATGGAAAAAGTAGAATTAGAAAACAAGATAGAAAAAGCACCTAAAACAGTTAAGAAAGCAAAGGATGAGTTTACACAAGAAACCTATGATTTTTTGCATCAGGTGTTGGTAGATTTTGCAATAGATACAAAGCATAGACCTCAGCTTAAAGTAATCTTACAGAACTCAAAGACAGAACCAAAGAATAACAGTAGTATTTAATAACCAAAATATATAACATGGCAGCAGGTAAAGAAAAGATTTTCCTAGGAAGGTCACAAACAATGAAAACGGCATTTGGGGAGTTTAAAAAAGTATCATTCGGCCCAGATGATTTAAAGAAGATGAATGATTTTGCAGCAACTAATAATGGTTGGGCTAATATCCTTATCAAAGAAAAGAAAGGTTCTACACCAGGTGAAGCAGGTTTCTATATTGAGCTTGATACTTGGGTTAAAGATGGCCAACCAGCTAAGAATTTACCATTTTAACAAATGATTATGAAAACAAATTACAAAGATGTAGTGGTTAATTTACTAATTTTGCTCGTAGGAGTTTATCTACCATTTGCATTTATTGTAAATGAGTTTAATCCTTTAGCTTGGAATTGGTTTAGTAGATCATTATATGTACTTACTTTAGTGGCATTAATTACTTACGCTATAAAGGAGTATAAACAAAAATAGTTTTGTGTGTTTTTTTGAAATAAAGGTAAGTCCTGTCGTTTCTACGATGGGACTTTTTATTAAAAACCCCCCAGTTTTTACCTGAGGGGAAACCAAAACACCACCAACTATGAGAGAGCTTCTTATGTTTGCCTATTTGTTTTATCATAGAATCTAGTTAACACCGTTCCGTATAAAGCCTCTTGATATCTCTTAATAAAAGAGTCTGAGCTCTCATCTATGTAGAAGTAGTCCTGTGATTGCATATACACATAGCACTTATCTTTATCCTCTTCATCATCTGTAACGGATTCAACTAAATGGATATTTATCCAAGCTTCTGATGGCTCTGTACCATCACCAAACTCGTAGCTATCATCTTCCGTTAATTGTGTTATTTGAAGTAACATTTAATATGCTATGTTTAATTATTGTTAACCTAAGCTTTTGAACTATTAAATTCAATCTTACTTCCAACTCATCCCTTTTTTTCATCAACTCATCGATTTCTAGTTCCGCTTTGGTCTTCATACAAATTTACGCTTTAATTATTATAGAAATAAAAAGTGCACACATCATTGATTATCAATGAAATATACACTTATGTTATAACGGATTTAACCTACTTTTTGCTTGGAAGCCTTACTATCTTGCTTCCTAGTGGCATGGGCACGAATATAGCAATTCTTCCGTTATCTAACACAACCCCACATCCTAGCGTTGGTCGTTTGGGGAAAGGTCGTGAATACTCCATTGCGTAGGCATTAATATCTATGCCACAACCCACATTCATACCGAATATCATATCCTTGTCACTTGAGGAGTACAAAACTCCCCCAAAGGAGTGAATATGACCTATTACAGTTGATTGTCTTGCATCTCTTGCTCTATTGATTGCACCTGCTTGTCCTGATGATCCTGTACCATGGGTATATAGAACACCATCTATTTCCCATTCTAAGGCCCATTTCCAGCCTCTAGGGGCTTCCCAAGCATCTTCATATGATTTTATGAATCTCTCTGGTAATCCGTTCGCTAATGCCTTTCTTTTGTGTAGGGCACTATGGTTGCCTATACATACTTTTACATTAGGGAAACGCTTGTACCAAATGTTTAATTGTTGCATAGCCATAATAGCCTCCTTAGAAGCAGACTCCCCATTAGGGTTAGTTTCATGGAAAGATATGGCATGATTGTCCACTTCATCTCCTATGTGGACTATTTCGGTACATTGAAACTTGTTGAATACCTCATAACAAAAGTCGAGGTACTTAGGATGGCAGAATGGAAAATGGGTATCGCCTATGACACCCACATTTTTGGTTTTGCTCATATTGGTTGGTTTGGTTAGTAAGGTGAGTAAGTACTCTTGCCGTTTACTTTGTTTGCTCTCAAAGTTTGCTTTCTATTATCTTTACCTCTGTATCCCACATGAACCCAATCAGGCTTATCTTTATTACCGAACTCCCAAATTAATTGGTCGTAATCAAGATTGTCCTTTATGTAATTAAAGATGTCTGTATTGCTTACCTCTCCACCATGTCCATCCATATCTATATCTGCCGCACGGCCTTTACAATGATCTGAATTTAAACTGCCTCCAATGAAATGATTAAGGTCAGCACTTCTGTATCCACTAGAAATATTAATAGGGCCAAACTTGGCTCTTATAGGTTCTAGTACTTTCTCGCATAAAGTCTTAATATTTTCTAAATGCTCAGGTGTTGGGTTATTACTAACTCCTTCACGCTTTGCTGATTCACTTCTAGTGAACTCGCATAAATCAAAATGGGCCGATAACTTCATAACTATTTTTTAAATACTTTCTCTACTGTTGTTAAGCCTAAACAACCGAACGCTAACAAAGCTACTGATTCTACAAGTATTGTTGCAGGGGCAGTATGTTCATTGCTAAAGCTATTGTGGTACATAGTAACACATAATGATATTACGCATAGTAAACCACATAATCTTTTCATACTTAATCTTCCATTATCTTCTGTAAAAAACTGCTTCATCGTAATTTATTTTTATATTCTAATACTGCTAATCTTTGTTTGATTTCTGCTCTTTCTCCTGCTGCTGATTCTTTTATGTTTGTCATTTTATCAATGATTTCCATTTTCATATCTGCCCTACTTTGTGCTGCCGCTGCCCTAATTGCTTCCATTTCAATAGTCGTTCCCTGTGGGGGAATAGCTTTA